TAGATAGCTTAAAGGCTGGATCGGCATGGGCAGATCGAACGGCCATGGCCTATTTTACTCAATTGAGAGAAATGGAGCGCGATCTTACTTCTAGAACTCCTCCGTTATGGACTGATTTTATCGTTAAATATACCTTCCCGCCAGTGTTTATAAGTAATACAACATCAGATGATGAAACTGAGCTTAATTGTATTGGAGAGGCTTTAAGCAATGAAGGTAAGCAACTTGGCCAAGATCTTCTTGATGAAGCTTTTAGTATTGGTGATGCAATTGCATATAAATTTCACGAGCAAACATGTAAAAAATCTCTCTCAGAACAAACAGCCGAAGATATTGAATTAGGAATCACAAGAGATCCGTCTGGTACAAATAACCAAGGCAATATATATGCCATGGCCCAAGAACAGGAATATAAGACGCTTGAGACATCTAGTCCATCCTTTGAGTCATATTGTGATAGAATTGTTAATTTTGGTATGGAGACTAGAAATATGTCGCCCGAAGACCGATTAAAAGAATTATGGTCTGAAGGTTTTGATGATATTAAATTGTGTGGCTTGTTTGATACTTTTATACAAGCAATGACAAGCTTATTTAGTGGACTTACTCTAGAAGATGCTGTGGGTGCCGTTACTGAAAGTGGTTTACGCGGCATGTCAATTGTTAATTTTGGACACTTGTATTCGGGAATTCCAGCTAATGAGCAAATAGAAATTGAACAATTAGCTCTAAAGAAATTAGAGGAAGGGGAAGTTTTTGATGATGAGCTTATTAATCAGCAAATTTCAGACGCGATAGGGGGCGGCGTATCCTTAGTAAGACCATGGGAAGATGAGAATCTTACAGAAGAAGAAAAAACAGAAACTCCATCTGCTTACGGCACATCATCTGGAGATGTAGAAATAGCCTATCAGCCAGCCAGAAGAACATTGGCACAGAGATATGATATTACTAGTGGCGGCGCCGAAAGTCAATTTAGCACTAGAGTTGCCATGGAGGTTTATATCCAAGCTTTCTTAGAAGTTTATCAAGATAATTTGCTAGGATTGCTGGATGAGTTAAATAAATTTCCGGGATCCCAGTTAATTGCCAATACCATTCTTGCAGTAGATTGTCCAGTTGTTCCATTTGAAAATCCCGGGATCCCGGATTTCATGCACAATAATGAATTACCAAATCCATTCTGCAGAGATATTAGTGAGATCTCGTGGCCACAAATATCTAACCCATATGCATGGATCCCAGAACTTTCAGACAAGATGGGCCCATTATTCGAAGCTCTTAAGGATTCTATTCAATTAGTTATCATAGAGGTTTTAACACAATTAATGATCAAAGTGTGCGAAATAGTTGGAGATACGATTTCCAATGCTATCGAATCAACTGGCAACCTCGAATCATCTCTTGCAACCGCCGCCAATAATAACATGCTTATAGATTTGATTAAAGAATCAATTTGTGGGGCCGGCGCCGATGACGAAACTGTTAATAACACAGTTGTTGATGTAATTTCTTCTTTGGGTGTCGGCGGCGCCGCGCTAGCTGATAAAGAACAAACATTGACCTTTGCAAAAGATATTTCGTCTTGCTTAACTCAAGGCGAATTATATGATGCTTTCTTGGGTAATTTATCTAATGACGGACTCACAATTATAGACAACCTCACTGAGCATGAACACCCAGATTTTCGTTCTGCTCTACCACATAAGATAGCAATTGCTAGCTTTTTTAAAAATATGGGTAATTTAATGCCGGCAAAATTCAGAGAAAACTTACGAGATTATGCAGATCAATTGCCAGAGAACGACACTACGCCGGCAAATCCTACAATTTGTGCAGATCCGGCGTTATTAGAACAATTTTGTGAATTAAGGGCTGATCTTTTATGTGGAAGAGCAACAGGGGGACAAGCAAAAGAAATGTGCGATGGCCTGCAAAAACAAACGAAGGATGACTTGAAAGATCTTAGCGCTATTATGCAAAATTTAGATGCTTTCTTGGAAAGTAATATGCCACCTCTTGTTTCTGATCCTGGTTGTGATAATGGGCTTTTGCCGTATGAGCCAAAAGAAATTATTGCATCCGTGAATGCAGGACTTAATGGCGATTTAGAGGTACTTAAAATGAACTTTTTAATTGATATGCTTGGGACTGGACCAATGCCATCCGATTGGGGAATGTTAAATATGATGTTATCGGATACTATGGGCAATCCGTTGACGGCGCATATGATAAATGTAGCCTTCAAGCGGAATTCAGTACACCCTTATGTTGATTTTTATGGGACTTGGGCGCCTGATCAGGTCTTAATGCTGGCGATGTCAGCACTCAATCCTTTATATGCGGTAATGGCGGCACCCCACATGTTACAGCTTCAGCGCGGAGCTTTTCCAACAAAAGTTGCTGCTTGGTTACAGAATGGTATTAATCAGATTGGCGCCATTCCTTCTATCGGCCGCAAAGAGATTAGCCTGGATTCCGACCCCGGAATTGGAATGAACATAAATTTAAATAATGAATATACCGGATCTGTTTCTTGGGAAAAGAGTTTGAAAGAATTAGGTATTTTCCCGGAAAGTTTTAATACTAATGTTGATTTGGTGGCAATCCCGGATCTTGGTTATAATGTTGAAATGGAACCAGTAATAGATGAAGAATCTAACCACATTCATGGCGTTGAATTCACAGCAAAAGGAAGAAAAGCAGACCCTGATGTAACTTTGTCATTTAGTGATAATGCCAAGGGTCTGGCGGGGATGTCAGCCATGACGCAGCCGGATGTCGCCGCATCGCCACCGCAATCTGCATATTCATATGGATTTGATATTTATAGCTATTTTGGCGATTTAATAGAAAAAGAACCCGGGCACGGGGAATACACCTTCTCGACAACCGAACCGGTGGGCGTTAATCGTCCAGATGACAACGTAAGAATAAAAATTAATGAAAGACTTAATTTGGCCGCCAATGTGACTGCATTTTTAGAGGCTTCTGAATCGCCACACACGAAATTACTTGATTCCGCCATGGGGGGCGACGAGACCATGACCGAAACCCTTGAAGGTATTTTAGATGGCACGACGGGTATGGGCATAATAAATGAAAAGCTAGAAAGTCTTTTTGACGCCGGCGCTGCAGCACTTTTTGGACAGGAGGAATACAACGTTCTAGAGACTCTTAAATATGAATTTATAGCTACAGATAATACTTTTGACGTTGTAGGTGAAGAATTTTTAAGCAACTATCCAGATTTTCTAAAGTCTTTTCAAAGTAAGGCAGTTTATGATCCCCAAACTATTTTGTTAAGTGAAATGTTAAAAAAAGAGAATGGTGCTGGGCCCGAAGAGAACGTAGCTAAGACCTTTAGATCTGATTTTATACAAAAGACTTTAGATACATTTTTCAGAACTGTTGCCGATGTTGATGCAAAAGGAAAAAGTAGTTGGAATTACGGCGCCACATTTGACGCTTTAACCAGCGAAGATTTTTATTATGGAATTACAAACCCAGATACCGGCCTTTTTGTGCCATATTTTGAAGCAAATCAAGAGATAAATGAGGCCGACGAACCTTATCGCGAAAAAGATATGGTATTGGGCATTAGTTTAAATCAGCACAATACTCTTCTTGCCGGCGGCACGATGGACGACGTAAGAGTGCTTTATTTAAATCCTGCCACGCATGGAGGCAATTATATCCGTCCTTCGTTCTATGTTAGGCCGATTGAATCAGAAGGATGGCTTGGCCTTGTAGACGGATTTTTCCCCGAAGTAAGTCCGTGTGAGCCAAGAGATACCGATTTGGTGGATTTTGAACAAATTCAGGAAAAGATTAATGAGATATATCCGAATCTTACAGAAGATGAAAGATTGAAAACTGATACACCGTGCGTTGTAGAATTACCATATAATAGAATTTTGCGGCGCGCCGGCAAAGCTGGCATGATAGGACTTATTACGGCAGCTATCAGAATTTATGTTTGTGCTCATTTTATTAAAGGATTTCCAACATTTACAAAATTTGCTCCACGATATCCGGCCGTGCTTAGTTCCGTTTATGCTTCTTATATTATAGAAGTTATGGAAAGCCATTTTAAAGATGCGCAACCTCCCCTTTGGGAATTGTTTAACGTTTTTAAAGATGAAGAATTTTGGTATGCATTTTTAGAACAGTCAGTACAAATGTATGCGCTGCTAGTTGATAGTGGCGACATACAAGATCCGCCACCAGCAGTATTAGATGCTCTTTTCAGACTTAACGATTTACAAGCAGATTATGAATATCCATTTAAAGATGATTTACAAGTTGCGAAAGAGACTGGCGATGCAGGAGCTTATCAAACGCTTGGGGCTTATAGATTAGATAAGAATTTAGAAGCTGTTAGGGCAACAGAAGAAGATGCGAAAATAGTTCTTAAAGAATTAGTAAATGAGCAGATAAACTTTATGGCCGATAAATTTATGCACAATATGGACAAGCTTGGCTGGCACACAGAAGTACATGATATGGCTTATTACTTGCTAGAAGAGATGACTGTTGATAGTCAACTTACACTGAATAAAGCAATAAATCCTGATGGCTCATATATGACAAATTATTCCGACAATATCGGTACAGAAACAAAAGATGCTTCTGGGGCCCCAAAATATTATTATACTTATGGTGGTGAATTTGTAGTTGAAGAAGATAGAGATAGAACTGGATTAACAGCCGGTACCGAATATACTGGTTATTATCATGTAGTTTTAGATGAAAATGGAAATCTTAGGTGGATGGCCGGCCAACAACACACCGAAGAGGCGCATGACATATTACGTCCGTTGGTTTATCAAATATCGGTACCAATTGGCGACGTTCCAGAACTTAATTCTGTCAGCACCGGTGATGCTAGCCCTGATAAACCATTTATACTGGAGAAATATATCTCTATTGACGGTGCAAGACAGAATCCAACTACAGCATATGATATGATCAGATCAGATTCAACAGGCAATATTTCAGATGTATACCCAGGCACACTTAAGATTGTGAATGATGAAAGCGGAAATCCTGTTGGTTTAAGTGGCCAATTGGGCGTTCGCTATGGATTATTATTTTCCATTGTAATTGGTGGTACCAAATATGAAGTAACTTCAGTCGAACTCGATGCTTTAGATTTGCAATTTAATGAATTTTCCAATCTTGAAGGTGATAGCAAATTATTGCTCTGTCTCATTAATTTCTTGAAAAATGATGAGAAATTTAAACTTATGAGCGAATACATACTTCCGTTAAACAAATTAATTGGCTTGACAGCGATTTATAATGACATGGGAATTTTACCCTCGATAGGGGAAGTAACTGCTGATCGTAATCAGACTTTCTGGAATATCATAAATCCAAATCCCCTTAAAAGCACGGTGGCACTCCTTAAAACATTTGATTATAGCTATAAACCCGGCTTGCAAGTTACAGTAAATAAAGAGGAACTTCTCGGCCCTGGTGGAGAACCGATGATGGAGACAATCCCGGCCCTGGAGATAGAGCGTCCAAGTCCTTTCCCATGGTCGGCCGGCACGGTACCGGTGGAGATATCTCCAGAGACCTTGGTACCGATAGAAATTATTACGGGGGCCACCTTAGAACAACTCCCCAATGCCAAAGACGGCGCATGGGCGGCCTTCCAAGATCGTCTCCCAGAGACCACCTTTAATCCACTAGCAGGATTTGGTGTAGTAGAATATGATTTTTGGAGTCAAGAAATACTTAGAAATTCTAGAGCTAGAATTAAAAAATTATTTATGACTTATTATTATTCAAAAAACTTAGACCTAGCTTTTGTTATTCCTAATGTTGGCGATCTTCTGAAAAAAGAATTAAGAGCGCTATTAAGACCTTCACCCGGATTGCGACAAATACCATGGTGGATGCGTGGACGACTAAAAACTATTCCGTTCGATGCTGATGGAAATGTGTGCGAAAGTGAACAATGATAATATTTATAGTAATGAGGTAATATAATATGGCCGGTATAGCACCAAAACTACCGCTAGCGTTAGATTCAAGCGATGGATACAGCCTACTTAAAACAATAAGGGCGATGATCAAGCAGAATTTTAAAATGCTAATTCTTACGGCACCCGGCGAAAGAGTCATGGATCCAGCATATGGTGTTGGTATGAAAACATATTTATTTAATAACTTTCATGAAAATACTTATGCCGATATAGATTTAAAAATAAGAGAGCAGACTAAAACTTATATGCCATTTGTTAATATTCAAGCTATCTCATTTGGTGCGGCTGATCAAGATGCGAGCCAATTAGGAATATCCATTAAGTATTCCATCCCTAGAATTGGTACGACAGATTTATTAGAATTTACTATTTAAGAATTGAGGGTTTTTTATGGCTGATGAACAGAAAAAGATAGTTCCTATTGATTATACTCATAGAGAATTTAATTCAATCCGTCAGGATCTTATACAAGTAGCTGAAAGGCTTTATCCAGATACTTTCCAAGATTTTAGCGAAGGTTCTTTTGGGGCTATGATGGTTGATGCGGTTGCCTATGTGGGCGATCAGCTTTCTTTTTATTTAGATTATAACGTTAATGAGACATTTTTAGATACTGCATATCAATTTGATAATGTATTAAGGCAAGGAAGAATTTTAGGGTATAAATATACGGGCCGGCCTTCCACCTTTGGTAAAGTTGCCTTGTACGTATTAATACCGGCTTCGTCAACTGGCCTAGGCCCAGATAAAAATTATGTTCCAATTATGAAGCGTGGATCTAGATTTACGTCGATAACAGGATTGAGTTATGTTCTTACTGAAAATATCGATTTTAATGCGCCCAAAAATCCGATTGTTGTCGCAAGAACAAATACTTCGACGGGGGCCCCAACATATTATGCGATTAAAGCATATGGAACTGTAGTCTCCGGATTCTTTGGTACTGAAAAATTAACGATAGGCGCCTACGAAAGATTTAAAAAAATTGGCTTAAAAAATCCGAGTATCTCAGAAATTATTTCCGTTACCGATTCAGATGGAAAAGAATATTTTGAAGTAGACAATTTATCGCAAGATATGATTTTTAAAGAGGTATCAAATATAAACTTTAAAAATGATAATGTACCATCAATTCTAAAGCCATATTTGGTATCAAGAAAATTTGTTGTAGAAAGGGGACGCAACATCACAGTTCTTGTGTTTGGAAGTGGAAAGGCCGGCGAATCAGATGTTATAGCCGATCCTGGCGCCGTAGCTATGGATATTTTTGGAAAAACTTATGTGACTGATACCACATTTGATCCAACAAAATTAAGTAAAAATGATAGTTTTGGGATTGTTCCCGCGAACACAACTTTGACTATAACATATCGAGCTACTAATCCTTCTAA